ATTATCGCAGATGAGCTACTACCATGACATTTACAGCGCAATTCCGCAGGACGGAAGTAATGACACAAGTGATAATGCTCAATTAGGACGCCCGGGCAACGTCTTAACTGCTTTTACCAGCCCCCCTAGAATTACCATCCCAATCCCGACAGCATCGTTGGGATTGTTATCATCTGGGGACAACGCTCATTACGAGCTACATCCAGTTTCAGTAATCGAAACAGGAGCCCAAACAAGCGAGACCTCATATCAACAGCCTATAGATGTTGAGGAGAGAGGAACTTGTATGGAAGTGACCGTAAATCACAACGGTCAACCAATGACCTATGATATCGAGTATAGACCTGTATCATGGAGATTTGGATTAGGTGTGAGAAGGGAGGTCATAAGATGGTGGTCCAAAGGATATGTATGGCAAAGCAATTTAGCATCATCCAGACTACCAGAATTTGACGACCCTACTGACGAGGTGCAAGACGACTATATGAATGTCGATCTCTCTGAAGAAATCATACCGAAAATGGCAGGCAGACTGGCTGTAATGGCTAGACAGGATTTGAATGTCGACAAGCGTGACGTGGCTACTGTACAGGTAGTTAAAGAATACTTGGTACGACTTATGAAGGAACGGAACATGCGCCGAAAGGACATACACCGGGTCCTTCCCTTCGCCGTCCAACTCACTTTTGTTCCATCTCGGCATGACATTGATGCTAGGAAGATGATGCTCCAAGAAGAGATAAGAGATCGTATGGATCTCCATGGACGCAGAATGTATACTAGAGGATATGCCTGGATATTCAATTGGTTAGGGAAGAAATTCTACGAGCCAATTGTCTATTCGAGCTGAGGAGGCCCACAGATAAGACCTGGGATGAATGCTTCTATCTCGAAAGCACCCGATCATCCCAGTTTGCGAGTCGAAAGACTGTTGGGTAAAAAACCAAAGAGAGTAAAGAAGCCCACGGACATAATAGCTATGCGACCCCCAGTAGAGTTTGTTGTCCACAATCATTGTATAAACACGCTAGAGCGTGCAGCTAAAGAAAGGCTCTTGTATGTGAGTGATGGTAAAGGTGGTTTTGTCGAACCACCCAAACCTGCCTCCCAAACCTTCTTTAACTCTTACTGTCGGAAATTCTCAGAAGAATTCTCCAAGCATGTAACCTACACCGCCCCATTAACCAAGACCGAGTTCCTTGGAGCTTATGATGGCCGTCGTAGAACATTGTATGAGAAAGCTTTTGAGTCCCTTAAAAACCGACCTTTAAGTATAGTGGATTCATTTGTCTCATTTTTCCTCAAAACGGAAAAAGTGAATAGAACGGCAAAACCGGATCCAGCACCACGAGGAATTAGTCCCAGAACCCCTCGCTACCATGTTTCGCTCGGTCCGTACATTAAAAAGATTGAGCATATCGTGTACAAGATTATAGCTGTTATGTTTGGCGCCCCCACCGTATTCAAGGGCTTGAATGCAAGTGCTAGAGGTAAACAGCTATTAGCCCACTGGAATCATTTTGATGATCCAGTGGCCATAGGTCTAGATGCTTCCAGATTCGATCAACATGTATCATTGGAATGCCTTGTTTGGGAACACTCCATATACAAACTTTTCTTTAGGAAAGACAAGTATTTGGAAAGATTGCTCAAATGGCAACTCCATAACACAGGGTATGGTTATGAGGTTGATGGCAAATTGAAATTTAAGCTGAGAGGTAAGCGCATGTCTGGTGACATGAACACAGCCTTAGGCAATTGTTTAGATATGTGCGCTATGGTATATTCATACATGCACAAACTAGAAATCAATAAATTTCGATTAGCTAATGATGGTGATGATTGTGTCCTATTTATAGAACGCAAAGAGCTTTATAAGCTGAGAAACCTAACATCAGAGTTCAAGAAATTGGGATTTAACATGAAAGTGGAAGAACCCGTGTATATATTTGAACAAATTGAATTCTGTCAAGCTCAACCTGTTAGAACACCACAAGGGTGTATAATGGTTAGGAAGCATGCTATTAGTCAGGCTAAAGACTGTTTGAGTGTGAGACCCTTAAACAGTGAGAAATTATTTAAGAGATGGATGCTTGCAGTAGGATTGTGCGGCATGGCATTAACTGGAGGAATACCAGTATGCCAAGAATTTTATGCTGCTTTCATCCGAACGGGAGGTAAAGTTAAACCACTCCAGCAAGATCCAATACTTGAATCAGGACTCGCCAGACTAGGAGCCGGGATGAAAAGGGAGTATTCCGACGTGGACCCTAGCACTCGAGTATCATACTGGAGGGCATTCGGAGTAGATCCCGCTAGACAAATGGCTATTGAGGCCACATACCGAGCAAAGCAGTTGGATTACTCAACTATGACGCTCAACCAAACTACAGATGTACGGTTAAGGTAGTTTGGATAAACAACAGCAATCACGTAGCCAGCCGCACTTCTCAGTCCGGCATTGACAGCACGTTTGGGAACCGATCCCACTGTAGATGAGGCAAAGTATCTGATATGAAATTGCAGGCAATAAACGTCCCACGAGCGCGGATCGCGGTACTGGAGAGATAAGTTGTGAACAACACGTAACGGTTAATGGGGTTAATAGCAGTAATGAACCAAAACTATTACTTTAGTGCTAATCAAAATGCCAAGAGACTGCACGGATTCCCTGCTTCCACAGTTTGCTATTGATGTACAGTCCCCGTGGTATAGGGTATCCCATACTATGCCAAACAAAACTAGAAACAGACGTAGGGTCGTCAATAATAAACCCAAACCAACACCAAAACAGAAGAAAGCTACACCTTTTTCCGATGCTGGTGCTATTGTTGGATCTCAATTAGGTTCAATGTTCAATGCCCCTTATTTGAAGGGAGTTGGTAAATGGTTAGGTTCCGGAATCGGATCCATCTTTGGATCTGGGGACTACCAAATCGTGGGTGCAATGCCACAATACAATGTGATGATGAATGGAAACCAGATCCCTAAGTTTTCAGGTAGTAAGCAGACCAATATTGTTTGCCATAGAGAGTATCTTGGTGACATAATGGGAACTGCCGGCTTTTCCAACACAAAGTATCCATTGAACCCCGGGATCAGTACCACCTTCCCCTGGTTGAGCACAATAGCCCAGTGTTATCAGGAATACAAGTTCCATGGGGTCATCTTTGAGTTTAGACCATTAATAACCGACTTCGTCACCAGTGGTGCACCAGGAGTTGTTGTGATGGCTACTAATTACAATGCTGACGCACCAACGTATTCCACTAAACAAGAAATGGAGAATAGCGAGTACGCTGTTTCTGTCAAACCAACCAGGGAGTTGATGCATGGCATTGAGTGTGCATCATCTCAGACCGTGTTACCACAGCTGTATGTCAGAAGTGATGTTCCACCAACGGGACAAGATCTTAGATTGTATGACCTAGGTAACTTCCAATTTGCAACCCAAACTAATCCAGTGCAAAATTTAGGAGAACTGTGGGTTTCGTATTGCGCTGAATTCTTTAAACCAATACTACCTATAGATGCAGGAGGCAACGTTTTATCTGGCGTTAGTAACAGAACCAACGTCACTAGCGCTTCACCATTTGGAACTATTCAAACGTTTAATCATGGAGATATTGCCTTAACAGTAACTGCAACCACAGTCACCTTCTTTTCCTCGCCTGGAAATTATTATCTTTTCCAGGTAGTTTGGGGAGGGTTAGCTGCTCCAATAAGCTATCCTCCAATCACGTCACCTGGCCTTGGTGGATTAAATGTGTATGCAGGTCGCACTCTAACCCTTGGCACAGCTCCATCCAATGGAACTAGTTCAAGTCAAGCACAGATGTCAGTCGTACTTGTTAACACAAATGTGTCGCCAGGATTAACCACAATCACACTTGGCGGCACCGGCACATATCCCGGCACCGGTGGAGGCACCACCACCTGTGATATCATTGTAACGCAGTTATCTTCTGAAACTGTTTAATCACAGAAGAGACGACCATAACGTCTATAAACAAATTGGGGAACGGCCAGAGCCAGAGACTATAACGTGGGATGTTATAAAATTTCCTCAGTTTGTAATTGAGCTGCCCGCATGAATGTGTGATGGTGTGATGGCTAAGGAAGACAGCACTCATCGCCTGACGAGGGAAACGATTACAGCAGCCACCTGGCTAGCAGGGATGGAGTCCACCTCTTGGGGCTACACTAAGAGATTTGGGGACTGCCCAATTAAGTGTGACTATAAATTCGACTAGAGCTAGGATGCAAAATCTTCGGTGGGCGTATCTAAAACCAGTAATATATTCGCAAGAGATCGGAAGAG